ATGGAGCAGGCATTTCAAAACGGGCAGCCGGAACAAAGAGCGAAACCGTTCAAAATGTTTAAAAAACGTTCAATGACAAGTATCGCAAGTTACCAGGTCAGCCCTCATACCGCCAGAATTTTCAAAGAAAACGAGCGGCTGATTGACAAGTATAAACAAAAAAAAGCTTGATTACACTAAGGACAGGAGACACGGCTCTTGTCCTTATTCCTTTTTTCCTTATCTTTCATATAATAAAACCAACAAAGAGATGCGACAGGTGATGATGTGAAGAAAATTGTCAGGCGCGTAAAGTTTGTGGATTACGGACGCTTCGGGCTTTCCGCTTATTCGCTGAGGATGCGGGCGAGGAATCTCAGGCTATTGAACCGGTTAAAAAAGAAAAAAGGCTGAATCCCGCAATGTGAACGGGACTCAGCCTTTTTTGTTAAAGCTGCATCAGAATTTTCGCTTTTACAGCGGGGCCGTAGACGCCGTCAGACGTCAGTCCGTTTACAGATTGGAAGCGGGCCACGGCATCTGCGGTTTTCGGACCGTAGATACCGTCAATTCCGTTATTGACAGCTCCTTTTTCAGGATAGAAATAAAGCGCGGCGAGCGCGTTTTGCACCTGGTATACCTTTTCGCCGGACGTGTACGGCTCTGTCAGCTGAATCACCTCGTCCGGAAGAGAATACAGTGCTTCAACCGGCGGGCTGACGATCAGTACTTGTCCGACTTTAATCAGGTTCGGGTCAGCGATGTTATTCCATTTCTGCAGATCGGCCACGCTGACGCCGAATTTCCGCGCGATCGCCGACAGCGTATCTCCTTTTTGGACGGTATACGTCTGTCTTTCCCCAGAACCGATTCCCGCTTTAAACTCATCCCATGTATCCAACAGTCTTCTCGGACAAAGCTTTCCTGACCAATGCTTGTGCGCAACGACATTTGCAAGCGTGATGCCGTGAGAGGTCATTAATGTGCGGATGAGCCATTGGGCGTTTGCCACGGCCTGTGAAAAGTTGCCGTCTGCGTTTTCACAAATTTCAATACCGATGGATTTACGGTTGCCGTCCCCGTTTCCGTCACCGGCATGCCAGCCGCTTTCGTTCAGCGGAAGATGCTGATAAATTTCCGTATCATCGACTGTGAAATGCCAGCTTGTCGGTGTATCGGGATTTTTCACATAGCTTGCGTGACTTTTGGCGTTAGCTCCGACTGCGGTATTGGCTGTATTGTGCACCGTAATGTAAATCGGTGTCATTGCATAGCCTGGGCGGTTATTGTTTCCTGCCGGGATAAAATCCTGTGTGATTTTTACCATATTCTCATCTCTCCTATTTCGATAAATTGTTTATTTTTAATAAAGCCTGCTGTTTTTTCCCTTTTGCTGTAACGTAATTGTTTTTAAACCAGGCGGCGGCAGTCGTTATGATTGTAAAAACGGCCGACCCGGCGGCATACAGCGTATCTGCAAGCTGGCTGACCTGGTCCTCCTGAATATTCAGCGGCGATTTGCCGAACATCAGCAAAGTTTGATTCAATAAAGCAAGCAAAAGAAGCACCGTCCTGACGACCGTGCCTTTGTCCGCGAATTTCATATCGGTTTCCCCCTTACTTTTGCAGCAGATTGTACATGATGGCGATGGCTCCGCCAATGACGCCCGTGCAGATTGCTGTCACGATCGCTCCTGTAATGGTCCGCTTAATCCATGTTGTGTTTTCGTCAATTTTGTTCAGTTTTTCATTCAGCGTCATGATTTGCTGATCCTGCCGGTCGGATACCCGCTCTAATGCGGCTACCCGCTGTTCAAGCACCTTTTGTTCACCTTTGATGCCTGCGAATTCTTTTTGCACCGCTTGTTCATCCAGAAGCACTTCCGCTCCCCCCTCTTACATTGTTCTCACCTCCCTTCGGAAGCTTCATTCTTACGAAAATGCCGTGCCTTTGACAGAAAGGCTCCCGCCGGAAATGCTCTGGATTTCCATGACGATTTCCTTAAAGCCGGCAATATCAAATGACCACACTTCTTCTGTGCCTGACGTACCGGCGGCTGATGTCCCGTCATCAGACCTGATTCCTCTGATCGGCACATTTTTTCCCGAGATGGATCTCCCCCAAAACGCGACATGGCCCGACTCAGCCGTGCCGGTGATTTCGACGAGAAGTTTTTTCCAAGCGCCCGCCGAGAAGATGCTTCCCTCGCCCGCCTCTGCTGCATTTTCATGAAAAATCACGTCTGTATATGAAAACGCCATATCACCGCCCGTACCGACAGATTGGTATAAAACAAATTCGGACTGCTTTTGATTTCCATTTTCAAAACGGAACCGGTAATATCGTTTTGTCAGGCTGACCCACCCCGAAGCGGTCAGCACTCCGCCTTTGACTGCGACAGAATGTGAAGCCGTCCACGAATTGTTATCCTCGCTCTCTTCGATAAAAAGAGTTCCGCTGCGGTCCGAATAAGCCCACCCCTGTGCTCTGTCTATTAAGACGGCTCCTAAACGGTCTTGTCCGAATTGGCTGTATACTTCAATCGCTTCTAGCGGCGTATTGGTAAGAAGCTCTGCCATTCCGGACAAATCAGCAACCGGTGTGACATAATCGTTTTTGTTACCGCGATAAGCTTTTACAGCGCCAGGTCTGCCAAGTTGATCGGCGGGAAATTCAAATGAATGCTTTTTCATCGGCCGTCCTCCTTTTCTCATTTATTAAAAATGACAAATAAAAAAAGCCGTTTGGCTTATGACACAGCATTTTTATAATTTTCGTATGTTTCACCCGTTATTTCTTGAAATTCCTCAGGCGTGATATACTTCGCGGCCACACCTTCAGCCAGATCTTCGGCAGAGCAGTCATCATAGCCCATAGCTTGTTTTACCATTTCTATTGAGGCCCACTTATAAAACAAAGCGTAAACCCAAAAGTTAAGTCTCTTCATTTTTTCATTCTCCTTTTACGTTTAATAATTCTAATTTTAAAGACGCTATTTGTTCACCTAAAGCTTTATTCAACATCTCTGTTTTCTCCCTTGCTACCACTTCGGCAGACAATTGTACACCTAAAGCATTTTGAGCTTGTTCTGCTTGTTTTCTCGCTAGTTTTTCATCTGCCAGTTGCTGTCCGATTTCTTTCAACTGTTCCACAATGGGATCCGGCTCCACCACATCCTGATACTTGTTTTTTTGATTTTCCTTATATTCTTGATCAGCAGATTCGTTCCAAATTTTATTTACTTCATCAAACTGCGGTCTCCATAAGCCGTCCGGAGGTTTTATGGATGTTGAGTTTTGCGGCATTATACTTGATGTACTGTCTAAGATTTCAGGCCTTTGAAAATAAAAATTCTCATCATACAAAAAGACTTGCATATTCATCCCTCATTACAAAGTGAAATTATTATCTATTGAAATCCCTGTAATATTTTCCTCTATTTTAGCGAATTTTCCGCTAAATCTCAGTTCACCCGTTGGTTCGGCATAATATTTTGTTACCCCCGTTGTTCCAAAGAAAGTGGCAGCCATTGCTTTCTGTGTTGAAGGATGAGCTTCAGCAGGGAGTACAGCAAAAACACTATCGAAGTCTGGAGGAACCACTTCACCACGGGTGAATACTTGGTTGCCCCACACTGCATACTGAGGTTTTCTTCCGCCAACCTTATGTCCATTAATTAGCGTTAAATCATACCAAGTTATTTTATTAAAATCCTCTTCAGTAAATAGACGTTTCCACCCCTTAAAAACACCGTCTGTATGAACAGTTGCAATCCATACATTGTTATCGTAACTTCTCCAAGCTAAAATCGACTTCCTCCCTGACTCCCCCTCAACCACATCATAGTTAAACCAGGAATTATCATTTTCAACCGGATTGTTTTTCAGCTGAGCACCCATTCCACAATAAAACCCCGTGCTCAGCGCCAGTATGTCTGATCCGTTTTCTAATCGTGTCCGTCTCCCATCATCCTTTGTCAACTTCGCCAACTGGCCGCCGTTCCATTTGTCTCTTTCGATAGGACTTATATGAATTGATGAATCTATCGCATGTGCATCGACCTTTGACTGCGCTCCAGCTATGGATTCAATTGGATACCAATTGATTGCTGTTTGATTAGTGTTATAATAAAACCACCATGCATTACCCTTCACGTCTACAGCATAACCATTACCTATTCCCGGCTGCCCCACTAACTGCATACCTCGCAGACTCGTATTTGACGGGTTGTCTGTTACTGCATTGGTTCCGTAAAAAGTTACAGAACCTACATCTTTTAACGAGTCATAAAACGAGCCGGAAGTTAAATTGATTTTTTGCGTGCCGTTATCAGCGGTGATTTTAAACAGCTGCCCTGCATTCCATGTATCCTTCTCAGCTTTCGTTACATGGATATCAGTCTGATTTGTGTGGGCATCGACTTTTTTTTGGGCGCCTTCCGAAGTTTCTAACTGAACCCAATCAGTCCAGCCGGAAGCTTTAAGGGTTTTTCTCCATGTGCCTCCTTCATAATCCATTGCCAGAGCCTCACCATAAGACTTGAATCCGATATATAAGCCTCTGGTGGAAAGCGGAGGAGTATGAACTCCCGTGTTATTTGTGTAAAAGAAAAAAGATTGATTAAGCTGGTCTACAATTTGATGAAAATCCAAGCCATCTTGTATACTTATTAAATATTTCCCTGAATCATCCGTCAGCTTTGTTAACTGCCCGTTATTCCACTTCTGGCGCTCTTCCTTCGTCACATGCCGGTCCAGATCTTGATTGTGCTGATCAAAATCTTTCTTTGCTGCCTGCTGGACATTGTCTACGTTTCCGAGACCGATTTGCGCCTTTGTCGTTTTGTGCGGGTTGTTCATGTCGTTTTTATGGGCCGCCAGATCCGTGTGTGCGTCATTTATGCCTTTTTCCCAGCGGTTGACGTCATCTTCGTTAATCGGATCGTCCGGAAGCCAGTCTGTTTTTTCTTCGTAAGCCATCGTTACACCACCTCAAAGGTAAATCTTAAATCAAGCGTTCTGTTATTACTGAGATCTAAATTTGTTTTTCGTTCTGTGATGACGCTTCCTGTTTCGTCAAGCATCTGCACGGTTTCAATGTGTTTGACGTCTTCTTCCCTGCGTGTGAGAACGGTGACTGCGGCATCTTTTACGGAAATGTCCGCAATTGGAGTTTCTTTTCCGTTTAACAGCACTTTTGTGATCCTGTTTTTCAGATCGGCTGCGGCACGCTGTCTGTAAGCGGCTGATATCATGGTAAGACCACCTCGTTATTGTTGAGTGTGACGGAATAACCGACCTTCAGTTCACTGACTTTTCGGTATCTCCGATTGTTGAGAATGACCCGGTCTTTGATTTCCAGTGTTTCGTTTAATGCGGCTCTCAGTGTATACGCCAAATGAGCGGGTTTGATTTTTTCAAGCGTTTCAATCAGCTCGTTCATGTGCTGCAGGTCATCAAGCCCGATATCGGCATAAAAACGATACTGCCCCGGAAACATCCGAACGTAAGCTGACGGATGTTTTAAAAAACGGTTTAGCGCCTGCTCGATCGCTTGATGTGTGATGGGCGGAATATTCGACATCTTTGAAATCAGCCTGAGCCGTCTCATATCCTCCGTGTCACCTGATTCCCGCGGTATTTTTAATATTTTTTCCCAGCGGTCAAGCCCCCACGTCGCCGTCGTGATAAAGAGCTGATCTGTCAAATCGAAAATATCGTTATTCTGCCGCTCAAACTCAGGAGCTTCCGCCTCAAGCAGTTGTGCCATCTCCTTTAATCGGGTTAAAAACGGCGGGAGGTACGCCGTCATCTCATCGAGTCTGCTCAAGGATTATCACCTCTTTGAGTTTAGGAATTTCCACGTCACTGAGCACGAGGTTTTCCGCCGCACCGTTCATTTTGATATCGGCGTAGTCACTGACGGATGCCGAGTTATAAACGATGTTGTTTATTTGTGATAAACGGACGGTGTTTTCTTCGAAGGCCATTTTCTTAAATAAATTCAGGACGCCTTTTTCAATCTCCGCTTTCACGTCATCGATCGAGCTGTTCAGCTCAGGCAGCACGGAAGCGGAGATTTCGATTTCCTTCCATACGGCGCTTTCCACCGTTACTGCCGCTCCGATCGGCGCCTGTCCTTCTCCCTGCCCTTCGTCCGGATCAATATAATCCTTTACTTTCTTGATCAGAATATCTGATGCCGGTTCCAAATTCGCATTTGTGATGACAACCTTCACCGTTCCGGCTCCGTTCCAAAGCGGAAAGATTTTCGCCCTGCCGACGCCGTCAACCTCTTCGGCCCATTGTTTATAATGCTGTTTATTTGCGCTGACTGCCTCCCGGCGGACACGGGTAAAATAGCGCGTCCTTAAGCTGCTGTCATCTTCTTCTTCACGGCCGGGAATTAATATATCGCCCATGACCGCTTTCTCAAGCCCGGGAATCGTATCAAGCGGCAGCAGATTTTGACCTGTAATGCCGGCATTGCCCGCTTCTCCGGCCGTTTCACACTCGAGCGTTCCATCCTCCGTATATTGAAAATACAGGTTATCAACGAAGAAACGGGAGCCTGGCGGAATGGTGATGCCCGCTGTGAATTCTCCGGCTCTGACCGCTTTTGTGGCAGGTGTTCGTTCAATTCCCGCTTCAGCAGCCCGCCTGTCCAGAAATTCTCCCTGAGCCGTATCGGAAAACACGAGCTCCAGCACGGTATCAAGCCAAATATAAGACTTTGCGAGCTCAGCGGCCGCAGGCGCGAGCGCATTGTAAATGACGCTGCCTTCTCTCGTATCAATATCTGCCGTAATGCGCGCCAGCATTCTGTCCATAATGTCGTCAAACGTCTGAGCTTCAAACATCCTCACCCAGCACCTCCTCTATCTCAAGCATGCCCTCATCAGTTTCAACGGTAAAAGAGACGGTGAAGGCATCATCTTTTTTCTCAATCTCAAAATTGGTAACAGCCAAAATACGGTCATCATACAGCAAGGCTTCTTCTATCAGTCTTGGAATCTCCATTTTTTTATAAGCATCCGTCGTGTTCTGATCTGAAAGCACTTCCTGAAGTTCGTTTCCAATATCATGGCTGAAAACCGAATATGAATACCGTTCTGTGTGAAGAGCGATATAGACGAATTGTCTGATTGCGTCCAGTCCGTTTATCAGTTCATTGGTAATCCGGTTGTTTTCAAAATCAATTCGGTAGGTTTGTGAAGTCTCAACGGCCTCACTCGCATCCTCCAAATCTTCAAATTCGATTTCCGGTGTCAGGGCCATTGCACCCGCTCCTTTTAGATTTGATCATGTAAAAAAGCCCTCTTCGGATGATGAAGCGGCTTTAATAGGCTGATATTCTGGTACATCTCCGTCCGGATGCCGGTTAAATTTTGTCCAGTACAAAGAAAGACTGTCCTCCTGTTAAGGCGGCGGTCATCACCCGATCTCCCGCCTGGAGCTGATCATCTTCTCCGGATCTCAGCCGCTTCGGCACAATGAGTGCATCAGACGGAATCAAAAGTTTGTCGTGATCTTTCAGTTTCAGCTCGAGCGGCGAAACGGAGGTCACTTCGGCCGGCATCAGCTCCACCGGCGCTTCAGCGTCAACCGCTCCGACGGCTAAATGTTTAATGGCATCACTTAATCTCATCAAGATGTCCCCTCCGGCAGTGAATTTTTCTCCGTGACGTCAATCGTCATGGTATGTTTTGTTCCTTGGAATTCATGGCGGTCCGTATCTACATAATAGGTTTTCTTCAGCCCGATTTCCGGAATTGAAATATAGACAGGCAATCCGCTTTCCAACCCGGGAATACCGATCGCCTGTATATTTTTCAGCTCTTTCTTAACGCCTTTTTTCTCAGCCTGCTTCACTTTTGCGCGCTGTTTCAGCTGAGCTTCGTTAATGTCGTCAGAAACCGTTTCGGTATACTGCAAAACGCCGAATGTTTTCATGCCCGCGCTGTCTGACGCGGAAGCCTTTATCGTTTTATTGTCTTTTTGCAGCCGCATGACGACACGGGTTGCGGTGTCATCAATTGAGGTGCTGTATTGATACCCTGTGATATTAACTCCTGTTTCCAGCACCCATATGTCAGACGGCTCCGGCCAATCACGCAAGCCGAGCCTGCCTTTTTCTGAATAGAGCTGATAATTGCGCCCCGTCTGGCTTTTTGTCTGCTTTAACGCTTTTAGCATCATATCGTAAAGGCTTGTATCATTTTTAAAAACGAGTGATTTAATGGTATGGCCTGTGTTGGCAATGGATGTGACGGGAATTTGAAAATCGCTGGCGATCCTTTTTAATATTTGATCGGCGCGCTTGTTGGAAAACACGTAAACGTCCTGGTTTTTCACAAGATATTGGAGCATATCGTATGCGGTGAAGGCGACGGTACGCTCATCGGGCGTTCTTGCAAAAACAACGCCGCGGAACAGCTCTTTTCCGTTCCATTTGAACAATACCGTATCCCCCTCCGATACACCGTAATACGTCTGGCTGCCCTGCTTTACGACAATCGTCGCTTCGATGGAGCGGGGCGCCTGATATCTGTGTCCTTCCAGCGTGACGCTTTCTGTGACAAGCTCGAGCCACTCCGTTTCTTTTATGACAAATAGTTCAATCATCTTTTCACCCGTTTCATTGCGGTATCTTCAGCTTCTGCCCCGGGAAGATCCAATGCCCCGGCTGCCGGATATTCCGTTTGCTGCGCTTAATCATGGCGGTTTTATTCGCGTTCCAGATTTTCCGCCACTCCGTGTGTTTTCCGTAAAACTTGCCGGCGATGTCCCAAAGCGTATCCCCTTTTTTGACGGTATATGTTTTGGGTGAAGCTTTGGACGGGCGCTTCGCTTTCGTTTTTTTCTTTTGTTTGATTTTTCTTGGCGAAGCGGTTTTATATTCTTTCAGTACGATATCAAAATTCCGGTCGCCGATTTCATTGTCACCTTCGCTGTAATTAAAGCTTTCAATGCTGCATGTGACATTGATTTTTGTCCCTGTAATCAAAAACTGAACGGGTTTTTTCGCTTTCATCCATGCTTCAATGGCTGAAATGGCTTTTTCCGGCGAAGGGATGCTTTGATATTCGGCAATCGGGCTGTACCGTTTCGGAAAAAAAGAAGAGAACGAAATTTCTTTCGCTCCCGGTTCTTCGATAAACGTCACCTCTCCAAGTCCGGTGACTTTCACGGAATCATTCTGCACGCTGTTTGCGATATCAATCGCTTCAGGGAGAACGGGAAGCCGGAGCTTGTCCTTCCCCTGAGACAGCCAAAATTCGTAAACAGATTTAGTCAAAAGCAACGGCCCCCTTTGCTCCGGTATAAATGTCTTTTTGCAGTTCATCAATCAGCGCCTGTTTGATTTTGGCGGCGAGGCTGTCGGCGTCCTGTCCGTTATGGAAATGCTGATCGCCGCTGAATTCGATTTTAATTTCTTTTGTTCCCGTTTTTTGAACGGTTTGTCCGCCGCCTTTAACGGCTGCGGAAACCGTGCCGGCTGAAAGCGCCGCCGGTTCCGTCTGGGACGGATCGGACACTTCCATGCCGAGCGCTTGAGCGGCTTGTTGCAGCAGATAACGGCCGCGGATGCCCCGCTCTTCAGGGATGATCCACTCCCGTTTGTTCCCTTCGCCGACACGGGCGATCTGCTCCTTGGTAATCAGACCCCCATTGGCATAACCGACGTAAGGGCCTCCATGAGCCATACTTTTAATCCCGGGGACATTGCTGATCGAGCCGTATCGGCTTTTAATATAGCCGATAGCGGCAGCGGCGTTGTGAATTGGATTTCTGATATCATTCATACCCGGCGCTTTGTGATCTTCAAAGGTGCTTGGAATCGTCTGCATAAGCCCCTGTGACGGGTGTCCGGCTTTGGCGTTGCTGTCCCATAGATTAATGGAATTAGGGTTGCCGCCTGACTCATGCTGTGCGATCGTCATTAATCCCGGAAGCCAGCTGATCGGCGTATTGGTTGCTTTCATTGCGGCCAAAAGCCACTCTTTGACGCTTCCTCCCGCTGCACCCATGCCGGAAAAGGCTGCTGCAAGCGAGCCTGCCTGTTTTTCGGCGTATTTTTTCACGTCAACTGAGCTGAGCCCTTTGACGACGCCGACTGAAGCAAAGCGCCCGAGGCTCATCATGACACGGGAAGGAGAGTGAATATCAAGCTCTTCCCTGAATGCGTCCTCGACTTTTTTGGCCATATCTTTGGCCGCCTGTTTGACTTCGCTTCCTTTTGCAGTCATCCCTGATACGAAGTGTCCGATCAGGCCTGACCCCCAGCCGTTCGCGGAATCTCTTGATTGCACAAACGGTTTATTGATATGTGTGCTTACGTATTGCGACGTTCCCGTATCTTTTGCATTCTGTCCGGCCGAATATCCTTTCACCGTTGCGGCGCCCCATGATGACGATTGATTAACCGCCGATTGATAAGGTGTTTTCACCTTTGTTTTTAAAAATGAATCGGTGCCCGTCGGCGAAGTATTCTGACCTTTGGCATAGCCCGCAACGACTTGCTTTCCGTAACCGGATGAAGACGAAATGAGGGCATTGAACGGCGTTCCGATGTTTTTTTCCTTCCAGCCGTCCATATCCACCGCTTTTTTGCTGATTCCGCTGTCAAAGCCTTCAGTAAACTGTTTGCCGAGTGATGAAGCCGTCCCGCCAAGTCCGGATGTCTCTACAGACGCTGCGGCCGACACAGATGCAGAAGAAGAAACACCGCCCGCTCCCGCCGGAACAGCAGAAGACTGAGCCGAAGCCGCGCCCATATCATCGACAACACGCATGCCGAGCTTAGACGCAGCTTGTGAAAGCAGCATCTTTCCGCGTCCGCGATTGTTGTCAACGGGAATGACAAATTCTTTACCGGCTTCACCGATCCAGGAAATGGTCGGCTTTGTAATGTAGCCGCCCGTGGCGTTTTTGTCCGTTTTTTTCTTTTTATCTCCGCCGCCTCCTGTGACAAAGTTCATTATGCCTGAAATCATTTTGCCGCCGGTTTTATCCCAAATCTTTTTCACCCAGTCGAATGCTGCAGAAAAAGCATCTGATATGGCTGTTCCCACTTTTACAAGAGGTTCTTTTATATGTTTCTCAAACCATCCGCTTAACCCTTTCCATATATCCTTTACCGTATCTAAAGCAGTCTGGAAAGCATCTGATATTCCTTTACCGACATTTTTCACCATGTCTTTCACCGGATTCCAGACAGTATCCATGAACCAGCCGGAAACCGTACTGAAAACAGATTTAATTTTATCCCAAGCTCCTGTGATTTTACTCCAAATGGACGTCGCCACTCCGACGACAGCCGATTTTACGGGCCCCCACACCGTGCTCATAAACCAGCCGGATACTGTGCTGAAGACACCTTGAATCGTCGTCCACGCATTCACGATATTTGACCAGATACTGGTTGCCACTCCGACGACAGCCGATGAAACCGGCGTCCATACATTTTCCATGAACCAGGATGACACCGTGCTGAAAATCCCTTGAATCGTCGTCCACGCATTCACGATATTTGACCAGATGCTTGTCGCCACTCCGACGACAGCTGATGAAACCGGCGTCCATACATTTTCCATGAACCAGGATGAAACACTTCCCCAAGTATCTTGTATTGTTGTCCAAGCACTTTGCGCCGCTTTGGAAATATCATTCCACGTGTCTTTCAAAGCTCCTGAATCAAAGGCCTCTCCCAAGCTGGAACCGCCTAAACTGCCGGCGATGCCGCCTACCGCGCCGCCGATTAATGTGCCCACTCCGGGAACAACGCTGCCGATAGCCGCTCCGGCCGCGGCTCCGGCAAGACCGCCGCCTGCTGAGCCGACCTTCTCTCCTGCATTATCTTTATTGATTCCGGCTAAATCAGTAAGTGATAACAATTCACCTATGCCGGGAATTCCTTTAGCGGCACCTTTTAACCCTTTCATACCGCCTTTTAGCGCCTTTGAATCTCCCAAGCCTTTCAAAAGCGCGCCGATGCCTTTACCTGCCCCTTTTGTTTTCGGCGTGTTTACGGATGCCTGTTTGCTTCCCTTTGCGGATGAACCTCGTTTTGAAGATTTATTCCGCTCTTCGACTTTACTGCTTTTGCCCCTCGTCACTCCGGTACAGCAGCAGCATCCCCCAAACGCCCCGCCGGTTTTTTTGGCTGACTTTCCTGAAGATTTTGACGCTGTTACCGTGCGCTGTGAACCCTTTGTCAGATCAGGACGCTTCGGGCCGTTGGAGCCGCCGGCAGTAAGGCCGCCCTTACTCTTTTCTTTTTTCGTGCCGCCTCCTAATAATCCGCCGATATTGAGTTTGCCTAATTTTTCAGCGATTCCTGAAAATATTTTTTCTATTAATTCCCCGGCTTTTTCGATGATTTTGTCCGGGCTGAATTTCTCAAATTTCTTGGCAATCTTGCTGACAATTTTATCAACAAATGCCTCGGCTTTTTCGATGATCGCATCAGGACTGAATTTGCCGAACTTTTTATCAATGCCTCCGAACAGTGAGGATGTAAACTGCTCCACTTTTTCCAAAATCTTATCCGGATTGAGAAAATCGAATTTCTCAGAAATTCGGTCAATCGTGTCATTTACAAATTGTTCGGCGCGGTCGATTAGCTTATCAGGACTGAATTTGCCGACAACGTCGTCGACTTTCTTCATAAACGAATCAGTAAAATGATCCAGCTCTTTCAATATGGTCTCCGGGCTGAATTTGCTGACAACGTCATCTATCTTTTTCATAAATGAATCAGTGAATTTATCCAGTTCTTTCAATATGGCTTCCGGACTGAATTTGCTCACGACCCCGTCTACTTTTTTCATAAACGAATCAGCGAACTTGTCCAGTTCGGCTAATATCGTTGCCGGGCTGAATTTGCTCGCGATTTCGTCTACTTTCCCCATGAATGAGGTCGTGAACTTATCGAGTTCTGCTAATATCGTTTGCGGGCTGAATTTGCTCGCGATCTCGTCCACTTTTCCCATGAATGACGTTGTGAACTTATCCAGTTCGGTTAATATCGTTGCCGGGCTGAATTTGCTCGCGATTTCGTCTACTTTTCCCATGAATGATGTTGTGAACTTATCCAGCTCTGCTAAAATCGTCTCCGGGCTGAATTTGCTTGCGATCTCGTCCACTTTTCCCATGAATGACGTTGTGAACTTATCCAGCTCTGCTAAAATCGTCTCCGGGCTGAATTTGCTTGCGATCTCGTCCACTTTTCCCATGAATGAGCTCGTGAACTTGTCCAGCTCTGCCAAAATCGTCTCCGGGCTGAATTTGCTTGCGATTTCGTCTACTTTTCCCATGAATGACGTTGTGAACTTGTCCAGTTCGGCTAATATCGTTGCCGGGCTGAATTTGCTTGCGATCTCGTCCACTTTTCCCATGAATGAGCTCGTGAACTTGTCCAGTTCGGCTAAAATCGTCTCCGGGCTGAATTTGCTTGCGATTTCGTCTACTTTCCCCATGAATGATGTCGTGAACTTGTCCAATTCGGCTAATATCGTTGCCGGGCTGAATTTGCTTGCGATCTCGTCCACTTTCCCCATGAATGATGTCGTGAACTTGTCCAATTCTGCTAAAATCGTCTCCGGGCTGAATTTGCTTGCGATTTCGTCCGCTTTCTTCATAAAGCTTGCAGCGAATTTATCCAGTTCCGCTATGATTGTTTCCGGATAAAATTTGGATGCGATGTCATTGACTTTTTTCATGAAGGTGTCTGCAATGGAGTCAAGCATTGAAAAATCGTTTTTCGGCGAAGCAGGAGCAGCAGATGCAGAAGCTTTTCCGACGTCCGGCATATTCTTTTGCATTGCAGCCAGCTGTGCTGTCACCTTTTCGTTTAACGATAATTGAATGACATTGTTTTTTCCCGTCAGCGAATCAATGCCCGCTGAAATTCGGCCGACTGTTTTCATGACGTGATCTATGACGCGTATAGTGACAGAGTACCCGTTCTTTAACGCAGATTGCATATAGCGTTTGATACGTTCCATGGCAGGGGTCACTTCGTCTGACGCATAAAGTGAAACGGTAAATCCTTTAAAACCGGCAGCCAGATCCCGCAATCTCTCAAATGCCGCTGTCGCGCTGTCTTTTGCTCCTATTTTAATGGTTAAAGACGCAGGCAGACCCGCTAATTGGGCTTGCACCTTTTGAATGACGGCACTGGCTCCGTCTTCAGCTGAAATAGAGATCATTTGTGCGCCCAGCTTTCTTTTCATAGAGCGCTGAATGCGGTCAATTGTTCTTAAAACTGATTTACTCTCTTTGCGTATATCAATTTCACTTTGGCGTTTTGTCATTTTCCTGTATTTCTCAAGCGCTCTGAAGCCATTTTGGATTTTCCTTATTTTCTTTGAAACCCGATCTTCCAATTCAAAACGGGCGGTCAGCTTTGCCATGATGTCGCTCCCCCTTTCTTCGCTTGTTTTTCAAGAATGTCCAGCTTGTAACCGATTAAACCGTACAACAGCGCCTTAAAATGTCTCGGTGCTTCATATAACTCTTTCAGTTCTGATGGAGAATAATGAAGCTCATGCATCGCGTAATAGAGATACACGGCTTCCTTATTCCCATCTTTTATCAGTTTTTTGCTTCTTGCTCCAGATCTTCTAATTCATCTTCAAAACCATTGATCTCAATCGCTTTATTCAGCCAATTTGCATACTCACCGCCGACTGAAAGCACGCGTTTTGCCACCTCGACCGGATCTGCCGTTTTGTAAGCGTCGCGGAGCTCCTTAGACCGGAAATCAGGGTAAATCGTAGATTCAACCGCGATCCGCGCATAGAAGCGCTGGCTGTCTAAGTCTTTTACGCGGCCTCTGCCCTTCACATTTTTATATGTCGTGCTTTCCTTCTCCAGTTCATCAATGCGCTCAGTCGTAATGGCTTTAAAAATAAAAGGCACGATGTTTCCTTTTTTATCGACAAAACGCTTTGAAAGCGGAACCCGAATCTCCTCAGCCTCGACTGTTTTACCTGGCATAAAGAATGATAGATCATATACTTGTTCGTTTTTTTCGCTCATGATGAAAACTCCCTTACTCTATTTTTTATAAAAAACAGGCCTGTAAAAAGGCCTGTTTCACTCATACCGATCTTAATTAAAACGTTTCAGAAAGCTTTTCCGGCACATCGAAATCTTCAAAGGTAAACGGCACTTCTTCTTCGAGTGCTTCTGAGTCTACGTCCAGTCCGGCGATTTTTGCAGAATCAAAGTTGACGTCATACAGAGTGACGCGTTCTGTTCCGCGGCCCGATGATTTGTCATCAAGAACGGCTTGCAGTGTAAAATACGGGTCGCTGCCTTTTTTGACGTAATCCATCATAAGGACGGCGAATTTGGATGTGACCTTATAGAATGTTGCCGTGCCCGTTCCGTTGGCGCCTGTTGTTTTATGTCCCGTCATGCGGCGGCCCATGATGTTTACTTCTGATTTGTTTTTTTCCACGTTTGCTTCAAACGTTTTAATATGCGCCATCTCTTCTCCGTCGAGAAATAAACGGCCTTCTTTTCCTGAAATCGTGTTTTGCGCTTTTAATGCCATCTTAGTTTACCTCCACGTTAAAGTAGAATTTTTCTGCCGCATCCACAGGCTGTACGGCGAGATCGATTAAAAAGCCGTCGCGGTCTTCATTCAGCCCGATTGTAATGTCTTTGTCTGAATTAAAGTTGGCGATGCCACCCGCATCCTGAAGCGTAGTCAAATATTGAATGATCATCGTTTTGACGAATTGAAGGCCGTCATTTGTCGCAGGAAGATCGCTGCCCGTGCCTTTTTTCGATTTAATTAAGGCTTTCAGTTCACGTGTCAAATCGTTATTCACCGCATCAAGCACACGGACGATTTTGTTTTTCGCGAACTTTTTGTTTTTCTCTGCCGTAAATGTCACCAATGAGTTGATATCTTTTTCAACGCTGACTGACTTATCACGGGCATCATAAGAGAAAAGGAATTCACCTTTGGAAAGACGTTCGATCACTTCATCATGAGTCAGGCGGTGCAGCACATCGACGGCGCCTTCGTATTCAACGAATGTTAAGGATTGATTAAATGCGGCGCTGGCACTTGCGCCTGCCACCCAGGCGGTCGCATCTTCAGCTTTAATCTCGGTTCCGTCTTCCAGCAGGACACCTTCAGTCACATTGATAATGCCTTCATAATCCCCGCTGTAATGGGCGGTCACCCCTTGCACTTTCTGTCCCTGCGCATCGCGAAGGCGTTTAATGAATGCGGCAAATGTCGCTTTCAGCTGATCGTTTTCCGCGACAGGAAGAGCGATGACATCGAAATTCTCCGTTTCAGCAGCAGCTAAAAAATCCGTATAGTCTGAGTTGACCGGTGCTTTATCAGTTCCGCCCGCAAGACGGATGCCTGCCTGCGGGTTTAACGTTTCCCCGGATTCTTCCTCGGTGCCTGTCAGCGGGATGGAAGCCGACAGTTCGCCCGTTCCCGTGAATGTGACATAGCCGTTTGCTTTTAATTCTTCGGCTTTTTTCACCGTTTGTTTGTCAACTTCCGCTTCATCCATGTAAGTGGTCACATCGAAAGCGGTCTGATCAAGGACGTTTTCACTGATGCGGATGATGATGTCATTTCCTTTTGAACCGCCGTACAAAGCGGTTGCCTTAACACCTTGCGAAAGATCGGCGCTCGCTCTGATTCCCTCTGTCAGACGGTACATCAAAACGGTTTTTGCTTTCTTTTTCGCCTCACGAAGCAGAATCAGTGACGGATCTTCAATACTGAGCCCCACTTTTTTATTCAAATCTTCAATACTTGAAATGGAAACGAATGTTTTCGCTTCCCCCCAGCCGGATGCGACGGGAAGGGCGACAATCCCGCGTTCACCGATCGATACCCGCTCCTGGGCGGTTGTTTTAAAGTTAAAATAGATCCCGGCACGTTCTTTTTCTTTTCCTTGCGTAAATGTTCCGCCGTTCATTATTGCATGACCTCCTTGGTTAAAAATGCTTCAATGTAAGACTTGGCTTGCGCTTTTGTCATTTGTTTTTGCTTCACGCCGAATAAAGCCCCCTGGAGAATCTCAGGTTTTACGCCGAAAAGCTCCTTCGCGTGCTTTGTTAAATCCGCCGTGTCATAAAGAACCGCTCGTTCCGCCGCTGCGGCATTTTTCTTTTTATGTTGTTTCACTTTTCTTTCACCCCGCTGTTAATGTCCACATCCCGCAGTGCGGGAGATGTTTGTTTCTGATAGTAGTAGCGGCTCGTCCAGCGGATTGTGATCACTGCCTCGCCTTTGTCTCCGACTCTTGTTTCGATACGGCTGATGCGGACGAAATCACCGGTATCCTCCCCTGATTCCGTAAGCAGCGGAATCAGCTGTCTTGATTCTCTCACCGCATCAGCGATCCGGTCGGCTGTATAGAGCACCTGCACCGAGTCGGCATGGAACAGCTTCACATTCAGACTGTACGTTTTCTTATAAGTGGAGACTGTATCATTTTCGTCAAAAACAAATGGGGGCGGAATGTATAGTGACGGCACCTGAAATTGTTCAGGCAGTTCATTTTCATATACGGGCACGCCGCACTGCTGATACAAAAAAGCGGCGATTGAACCGGTTTCGCGATTCATCCGATATCTCCCCCCAACGTGTTAAGCCACTGATTGAAACGCTTGTCCAGCGATTCGGCGAAGAGTGTTTCATACAAAAGAAGGGCTTTGTCCCAAAACCCATTCCCGCTGATCCACTGTTTTTTGAGCGCCATTCCCGTTGAAGCTGACGGATCATAGATGAACCGGGAGCCTTGAAAATACCCGGGCACCCATCTGACATTTTCATCTGAGACGGTCCAATGTCCGTCATTTATGAATGAGGCATACTCTACATTGGTGCCGATTTCAAGGGTCAGTCCCCCGTTTTCAATGATCCATACATGATCCTGCGCTCCTTTTCGGAAAGAAGACAGCAGGTTTTCTGTATCAATCCCTCCCGAATGAATAAGCTCCTCCCGTACCAAGTCGAGAAAATCCTCTCCTGACTGTTCCAGCCATTCGCCTGCCTGACGGGCAAATTCTCCGGATGATGCCTTTTGCAGCGACCGATTCCATTGTTCAAGGTTTTTTATGCTCATAGCCTGTCATCTCTCACAGCGATAACCTCCCAATGGTGCTGTCTTGCTTTCTTCGGCATTTCCAGAATATACGCCTGTCCTTCCCAAATGATTTTGTCATTGACACGCACAGCGGCCTCTTTCGGAAAATGAACGAGAAACCGCTGATATACCTTATGATCAGGCGCAAGCTGAATAAGCTGCTGCTGTTTTTCAACAAACAGACACGGCACGTCTTCAGCGTCGGGCACTTCCGGATAAGAAAAGACAGGCTGGAGCTTTTCGGCGGGAATCCCGAAGCGTCCGGCCTTCGGAACTGACACCGTCTCATGATAAATATCGCATCTGTCAGTGAGCAGCCGTTCGTAGCTCATAAAGGTCTCACCTTTGCGATTGCAGAAACCGGGGAATAACCCGGCGTGATATATTCACAGAGCAGATGGTGCACCGCCGGTTTTCTGATTCCGCCTTCACCTGCCACCGTATACGAGTAGTCGCCTATCTTTTCAGATTGATAGGCGGAAGCGGCTGCTTCATTCTGGTTGATCAGCGCAAAATATTGAGAAAGCTTTAATAACGCAAGCTTAATCTTTTCGGGAAGCGGTGAGTAAATAGGGTCAGTGAACGAATGCCCCGCCATTCTGGCCGCTTCCGCCTCCGCCTCCAGAATGTCCTGTATTAGAAGCGGCTCCGGCCTGTTTTTGACTTGATCATAAACTGAATATGAAACAACGTCAGACGGCTGAATTAACATAACTGCCACCCCCGTCTTATTCTTTAACGTTTACGATTTTGGCGCTTGCATCTTCTTCTTCAAATTTGCTGTCAAGTTTAGCCGTCAGTACGATAATAAATTTGCGGCTGCGAATATCTTTATCTACTTCGATTCGGATATTCCGTGAAAAACCGAGAATGATATTTTTTGGGTGAGTCAAAATGATGTCAGACGCATCGTATTGGGAGTCACCTTCTCCGACCGAGTACGGCTGCAGATTGGACACTCCTTTGACCGGAACGCCGAATGCTGAAGACAAACCGCCCTGCACCGCAAGATCCCCCAGATTGGTCTGACGGTCAGCCACACGGTCTTTCCATTCAATCTCCATGCCTTGAGATGTGTAAAATCTGAATTCCTGAGGCAAGCGCAAATATTTAGCCGGAATGGCTTTTAAGCCTTTTTTAAATGTGGCTCTGGACAGCTCTTCCCCGTTTCCGTCAATGACGTGAGATACAGTCTGCTTACGGATTCCGTCAAGCTGTGCCAAGTACGGATCAGAAGAAGATGTATCGCCGTTTACGACAAGCTCCTCAATATCGACTGCCGCCCGCTCCGCCAAAATCTGCATGATCGTCTGCTGCAGGCCGTCTTTTTCAATATTATTTTCAAGCGTGTCATAGGTGATATTAATTTCCGCAATGACTTCTTTCGTATTCAGCTGCACCGTACTTGTTGCCGGGACGGTCAGCTGATCGTCAGTTAAGGCTTTTCCTTCCTCAGCGGCACGCAGAATACGCTGTCCGAAACCGATTTTTTCAAATTTCTGCGAGTCATTTTCCATTTGAATCACACGCGATTCGCTGAAAATGGTCGGCGTGTTCTGCACCATGCGGATAAATGCTGAAGCTTGTGCGGGGTTCATTAAACCGCCGCTTTTTAAAGCGGAAAGTGACATTTCCGCCTTTCTGATGATATCTTGATTTCTCACTCTACAGTTCCTCCTTCTGACTGGGCTTAAAGCAGTCCGCTCCAAATGGATTTTTTAACAGGCTCTTGGCCGCCCGTCTCTTCTTCCGGCTGCTTTGATGCGCCTCTTACTTTTTCAAGCGCTTCAATGCGTTTAATAATCGGCGCGAGCATGTCCTCAACAAGCGTTTTCAGCTTTTCTTCATCAGACGGCGCAGCCGCCCCGTCTTTGTCTTCCGTGTTTTGGTCCAAGCTGTCAAGCCGCTTTAAAAGCGGGTGCAGCGCGTGCTCAATCGATTCTCTAACGTCTTCTTTTCTCATCTTGTTCAAGTCCTCTCCTTTGCGGTTTCTTGATTTGCGGTCACGGTCGAGAAATTGCTTGACCGCGCCGAATAAGCCGGCTTGCTTTTCTGCCGGCTTTTCGTAAACGTCAGCGGTTCCCGCCATGCTGTAGCCCGTAATGATACCGGCTTTAATCTGATCCCATACTTCATCGGAAGCTTTGGTGACAAGCACCCAAGATCCTTTCCGGATCACAGCATTCCCGATTTCAAAGTCATCCGGGGCGACGTACGACTCCACCACCTCGCCGGTCCCGCCTTCAAAATTATGATTTGTATCGATGTTGCGGGCGTCCGCCAAAAAACCGTGAGCGGCCTTTTCAATCTCTTCAGCCGTCATATAATCGCCATGGGCATCCGGGACATCCGGCTCGTAAACGATGCCGTAAACAAGCTTCTGCTCATCCGATTCGCTTTTTGTAAACACCTGCACCTTTTTTTCAAATGACGGAAGGCCTCCGGCTGATTTTGTAAAAAAGAATTCCGTTTGGTTCGCCGCCTTATCGACATAGCTCACAAAACTGATGACGGCATTTCTCAATTCTCTCGGCACGAGATGTTTTCACCCCCTTTCAGGATTGCTCCTTTTTCCCTTTCAGCACCGGCCGGCTGTAGTACTCTTCAGGCCACTCCTCAAGCGTCTTGCCGAGCACTCTTCCGGCCAGATCACGGAGGTCATTAGGAGAGACCGCGCCGGCGGAAATAAATGGTGTAAGCACCTTCGCAATTTCAAGCGGATCGCGAAAATCAGGCCCTTTTAATGTAAGCTGTACATCGTGGAGACCCAGTTCAGGCAAAAATAACGTGTTGAGCTTATTAATCAGCGTTTTCCGCTCCGGCTGAAACACCTGCTCCTCCGTTATTTTCCGTGCCGTATCGGCGGTGGCTTTGTTGTATTCCTGCGCCTCGCCCGTATAAAGCGGCGGGAGACGGAAAGCGGAGCGGAGTTTATTTCTGCTTTTGTCGTCATATTCAAGAAACAGCGCATCATCCTGCAGAATTTCCGCAAGTGATTTAATTTCCACAGACACGGGCGTAATGTCTTCGCCTCCGTGAAGGTCTTTTTCCTTCGCAATGCCTTCCGCCTCAATCAGCAGAAATTTGTGGGCATTTTCCACCCCTTCCAGGTCATTCATATAATCCTGGAGTTCTTTGTACGATGCTTCTGACAGCATGCCGTTTTCAACCGTAATGGCGGCCGGCACGTGACGGCCCTGCTTGAAATACATAAAATTCAGTTCTTCCGCTTTCCGGGCGCCGTATAGATTGACGATATTGCCGACCCAGCGCGGAATTCCGTAAGTGCCGCTGCCGATTTTTAAGTGAATGGCTTCATTTGCCCGGTATTCTTCAGACAGGGTCTTTACGTATTCGCCGGTTCTCATGTCCATCATGCGGGGATCGCCGTATTCCTTAAAAAACACTTTCCGACCGTTCAGCATCTGAACATATTTACGGAACCGTTTTTGCCTTTTAATCGTTTTGGATGCGCCATTTTCTTCATAAGAAAATGTAACTTCAACGGGATCAGTCACACCGCAGACGCGCATATGTTTCACATCCAGATATTCAATCCCCGCTGGTTTTCCCGCCCCGTCCCGAAGCACTTCGAGAAAACCGTTGCCCGTTTTTTCACGGTCTTCTATCGCATATCCGAGGATCGTCTCGGCCGATTCATCAAAATGAAGACATTTGTAAAAGCTCTCCAGCTTCATCCAGTTTTTTTCGGCCCGGGCCTTTTTTGACGGGGAGCAATCTGGGCTATTTACATCAAAGGTGTATTCCACATCAAACCCAAAACCCGTAATATTGACCCGATACGCGTCAATGCACTGCTGAAGAATCGTCGAGTATTCGGCGATTGTTTTCAGTTCAATGAGATTATAGGGCGGTGAAATGATGTCTTCGCCGTACAGATCGGCAAATTGATCTTCGTTCATCTGCCTTGCCTGCGGCGCGGCCATTTTTGATTTAAAGACGGTGGCTCTAACGTTTTGATAGTTCGGCAACGCCTACCTCCTCCTTTCCCGATTCGGACGTCTCCGTTTTTGTGATGCATCTTTCAGATCCGCCGCGTCATAGTCATCCAGCGCATACCAAATGGCTGAAAGTGTGTGGGGATCAATTGAAAACTCATCTTCCGACAGAGCGCCGTTTTTGTTTTTTGCGTACGTTAAGTTCTGCAATTCGCGGATCGTATGTTGACAGCTGTCTGAGCAATAGATGTGTTTGAACCGTTTCAGTTTTTTTGTATACTGAAGTCTTGAGCCCGGAAACTTTTTGGCCGCAACCATGCAAAAGCCCTGCCTGCGAAAATATTGGATGCTTTTCGGCTCAGCCGAATCCGCTTTGATCAGCTCTTTTTGATCCGCCAATTCCTGAAGCTCCTCAGCTGTCTGATCATCGGTCATTTTGTTTTTGTAATACTCCCAGAAAATATAAAGCTCTTTTTGATCCGGATCGACGGCAAGCCGGATGACCGCATTGTATGACTCTTCAAAACCGAAATCCATGCCGGTCCGAAACAGGGGGCGCCTGATGGAAGCAATCCGCTCCGTTACTTCGTTGTGCTCCATGACCTGAAACTGCGGAAACACGCGGATGCCGTTGACGCCGAACTGTCCTTTGCGGGCGATCCGGTATAAATCGGGATCGTAATGCCGTAAACTGTCCAGCTGCTTAATATAGCTTTTCGGCAAAAACAGATTATCGCACGCTGTGGAGTGGTGGTAATACGTATCCCCCTTAACGACGGTGCCTTTTTCATACAGCGTCTGATCATCCAATACGAAGCGTTTTTTTTGCTCATCACGAAAAAAATGCCGGTACGTCCAATTGGAGGTGCCGACGGGATTTGTGGTGCATATCATATGAAGCGAAAGCTCGGGATGGCGCAGACGCCCGATCAGCTCCTTAAAGCCTTCATACTTCACTTCAGAGCATTCTTCAATCCAAATCAGTGAAATATGATGAATGGATTTCAATTTGGCCGGGTTGTCCATCCCTTTAAACATAATCCGGCTTCCGTTTGAAAATCTCAGCTTCATCGGTGAAGACACGGCTTTTACAGCATGTCCCAGCTCAAGCTCCCCGATAATATCTTCAAACAAGGCAAACGTAGAATCTCTGTGCGTATCGAAAACTTCCCGCACGACAAGCGCCGTCCGCTTTTCACGAAGCAGCTTCAGGATGATTTTCAGCGCGGTATGATAGCTTTTTGACGAGCCGTAGCCTCCGACGAGAAATTGGTACGTTTCATTCCAATTGAACAAATAATCTTCAAAGCGCGGGTTGACCGCTTTTTCAATCATGACCGTTCCTCTTTCCGCGTAATGACAATGTCAATCGGCTTTTGGCTGTCTTCTGTTTTTTCCATCTTCTGCTGTGCCAGCTTTAATTTTTCATTTTCGATTTTTTGTTTAAATTGATCAGGGAAAAGGTCAAAGTACAAGGACAGCTTTTCAAGAGCCTTCATCTTGTCGGCAAGCTTTATTGCAATGCCCTCTTTTCCGAGTTTTGCTTCTGTGACGATGGTTCCGTCCAGAAGGTGCGAATCTTTAACGTCAACGTAGCTGATTTCCTGCATAATCGGCTTATCATTTTCGTCAAAGAGCGGCCCTGATTTTCCGAAGGCCTGAACCTCTTTTTTTCCGAAGGTTACATAATCGGTAATGTCGGCGAAAGCGATTTTCACATAGACTTGAAGAACGTCCATCGCTTCGACAAACACTTTATTGACCATTTCCTTTTTCATGCGGCTGATTTCTTTGGCGACTTTTTCGTTTTTTAACAGCCTGCTTCCCGTCACATGCGCGCTTTCCGGTGAATACCCGGCTTTTATCGCAGATTGGGTGGCGTTAAAGCTTTTCACATAATAAAGACAAAACAGCCGCTGGCGTTCGTTTAACTCATCACCTTCGCCCGGGTTATTTTTTCCGCCGCTTTCCGCGTTCTTATGAAGCGCCTCGTCCCAGCGCCCTTCTTTTTTCCATCTGCCGATCGTTCTTGCGGATACGCCTGATTTGCCGGCAAGGGCGCGATTTGTGATGCGGCCTTTATGAGACTGATAGATTGTAAATGCCTGTTTTCTTTTTGCGTTTTTCATGCTACGGCATCACCGCCACCTCCGACATGATTGTCTATAATAAAAAGCGGCTTCTAATCGGGCCGCTTTTTGTGATCGTCTGTTCACTTCTAGGTGGCAAACGTATGACAACTTATGAAGCAGGCGATTGATTTCTTTGTTCCTGCTGTTTTTGTATTTTTAGAAGCGCCCGTTTGACCGTCGTCTGTACGGTTGATTTCTTTACATTCAGCAAGGCGGCGATCCGTTCATATGAAAAGCATTCCGCTTTGTGGAGCAGCAGCATTTCTTTTTCTCTATCCGTTAAAACGGCTAATGCGTCCCGCAGTCTGATTCTGTCTTCTTCAGTCACATTCCCGGAAGGTTCAAACATCAGCGCCTGCGAATAGGTTTCTATGATTCTCGGATCTTTAATCAGCATTCTCTGATAAGCGTCTCTGCGGTCTATCGCTCTTCTTATGCCGGGCTGCCGGCCTTTTTCAAGCCATTCGATGACATATTCCACATCTGTAATGATCGTTCTGATGATTTTTTTATCTTTCAGTTCTTCTGAAGTAAGCACCGTTTCATCGGCTTCCTCCAGCTGCTTGTACCACTTTTTCGTCTCTTTCAGCGTGCGTTTATATTCAAATAGTAAGTCTTCCATGCAGATCCTCCTCTTTTTCGGAACAAAAAAAGGACACCAACCAATGCGCAGCATGTACGCGATTGATCAGTGTCCGCAGGCTTTCCGTCTTGGACGTATTCTGTTTTTTTCGATTAATTCAATTTAAAGCCGATTTCATATTCGACCCGGGCCAGATCCCCTTTTCGCGTTTCGACAAGCGTTTTGCCGTGCTCCGGCGCTTCGGCGAGCCATGCTTCCTTCTTCAGTCCGTCTATAATAATCACCCGAACCTTGCCTTCTTCCAGCTGGCTTTGTAATGTTGTATGTTCAATGTCAGTCAGTTTTTTAGGATTCATGTTTTACGTCCTCCGTTTTTTTCAGGATGTTTACTTCATGTATGAGGCTTCCGAGCTCATTTATGAACGCTTCTTTTTCTTCAGAACTTTCTCCCCGGAGCAGGCGGAGAGCCGTTTCGGCCGCCTCAAAAAGTTCCGGGGCTTTTGCCATCAATGCCGCGTTGATCTGCTGAGAGTATGAACTTAAGTTGAAAACGGCCGCGATGAGCCTTCCGTTTGAATAAGGGAACTTCTCTTTATCCGCTTCGCTGTAAGCGGAATAAATGTAAATGGTTTTTTCTTCTCCGCTGTGTACGGCCCGCCATGGAGCGGGGCTGTGTTTTTCTTGCAATGGTTATCCTCACTTTCCATCAGCCTCATGCCATGCTTCAATTTGCTTTTCTATCCGTTTCGCCCTGAACAGCAGGCAAAAAAGCCATTTAATATATTTATACACGTGCATCAAGCCTCGCTTTTGCGTCTTGAACCATTCGCTCAAGACGTTTAATGACCGGCGTTAAATCAGTGCCTGTTTTGCAGTTCGGGCAAGGGTGAAAGACAGCGCCGAAACCCGTTTCCGTCACAATGACCTTCTTCGGCCCGCACAGCTTACACATTATCTCGCCCCCTCTAATCTGTGGTTTACGTCAAATGAATTGCCATTAATGATGACTAAATAATCGCTGCACATCTCATAAATTCTTGTGCCCAAGGCTTCATCAACCTGCACCAGTCCGTCACAGGCCAGCTCGCTCGAGATAAAAACCGGCTTATGATTTAAATAGCGGTAATTCACGACGGCGTACATTTGTTCAATCTGCCAATCGGTCGCCCGGGGTTTTCCGTTCAGCGGTTTGAACAGATCGTCAATAAAAAGCACATCCGCCTGTTTCATACGGCCAAGCTTTGCATCAAGCAGATCAAAATCATTTTTTAAATCCGTAAATCCCTCCACAAAAGGAAAATACAGCACGGGTGTCTGCTTCTGTCTCATGACATAATTGCTGAGAGCGGTCAAAAGATGGGTTTTTCCCGACCCCGGACGCCCTAAAAGGGCAATGCTGTTTTTCCGGCAGTTTTTAATCTTGTCGAAGTTTTCAACATATTCAAGGGCGCACTCATATGCGTCGACGACTGCCTGAGGCTTGCCCCGCGTGATAAATCCTTTGAAATCCAGCTTCCGAAAGGCGCCTGTAATCTCACTTGCGCTGAGGATGCGCTCTGCTTTTCGTTCGGCGGCGCAGCGGCACTTAACCCACACATCCATTCCCAGCTGGTTTTTGAGATAACCGCCCTGATCTTTACAGAGCGGACAGTCAAAGCGGCTTTCGTCTGATTCTTCCGGTCTGTCCGCCAGTAATGGACGTTTTCCGTTTTTCAGGTCGGCCAGTATCTGCTCGATCGTTCGTTTTGTCATGTATCGTATTCCTCTCTTTTTTTGTTGTGATTGTCCTTCCCGCAATTCGTGCATTCAAGCGGTCTTCCATATACTTGGCGCAATAGCTGAAAGCCTTGATCGTTTCAGCTGAAGATGTGCGCCGCTGTTCAAAAGCGGTAAAGCATTCGCCGAGCCATTTGATTGCTTCTTGTGCTGACGCACCGAGGGAAACAATACGGGCGATGGCCTGATAATCCCGGGGCGACGGGTATACGCTCCGCCCCTCCTGTGCAGACCTTAATCTGATAAAATGGGCGGCAATGTCGTTAATCGTTTCTTCAGCAGTATGATTTTTTGTTATATCTATTTCTCTCCGGACATTTTTGTCCCGGTGATCCGCCGATATTGTCCGGTCAGTTGCTTCCGGGCGGGTCAATGTCTTTTTCGGCGTGAATCTTTTCGAGTGCTTTACGGAGACGATGAGTCCGTAAGGGGCGCGGACGGTTTTGATATATTCATGCTGTTCCAAAACCTCAAGCCACCGTCTGACGGTTTTTTCGCTGACGGCAAATACATCGGCCATCTCTCTTGCTTTTACGGGCTTATGACCAAGGACGATCCCCCACTTTACACCGTCTTTTACGTGTTCCTTTGTCGTTGAGCTGATGAACCATAAAAACAGCCAAATGGCGGACCCTATTTTGTCATAATGTTCTGAATTCAGTAATCCGGAATAGATGAAAAACGGGTAGCTTTTACGATTCATAAGGGACGTCTCCGTTTGTCTTCAGACCTATATAGCGTTCATACTGCAATCGGTTATCAAATCGGAATACCGGAAGTCCGCAAGCGGTAAAAGATATCGAACCGCCTGCTTTTCCTAAACATCTCTGGTCAGCCGGATTGCTGCTGAAACGGATGATTATCGGCTGCATCTCTCACCCTCCTGATCAATTTTTTATCGTATATTGATACATTTTGTATCATTATGATGTTGATTATATACGATACATTTCGTATCATCAAGACCTTTTTGATACTTTTTTTATCATCTCTTTATTTTGATACATTTTGTATCTATAATCATAAGTAACTTAGGGTGTTGAAAAAAGAGAGGTCATTCGGATGATAGGCGGAAGATTAAAGAGTCTCAGAGGAAAGAAAACGCAGGAAGAAGTCGCAAATCATATCGGTGTCTCGCGCGCCAGATATTCTCATTATGAAAACGGCCGATCTGAACCCGATTACGACACGCTGCAAAAGCTTGCGGATTATTTCAAAGTGTCGACTGATTATTTGTTAACCGGAAAAGAACCTTCAGATGAAGACATGTTTGCCGATCCCGACCTGCAGATCGCATATCGGGACATGCAGGACTTTTCCCCGGAGAGCAAACAGCAGGCCATTGAATTCATTAATTATTTAAAAGAAAAAGAGAAAAACCGCAGGCCGAAACATAAATAATCCGCTCTTTTCCTTTAAACTGCTTAACGTTCAGCCGATATAAAAGCTGAATGTTTATTTTTAAAAGAAAAGGGAATTGATTCAAAGTCCGATCAGGGCTTTTCTTTCTCGCTTAAAAAAAGAACATATGTTCGAAAGGGTGTATTCAATTGGGCGATTTTTTAACACATCTTGAGGAATACGTCAAAAACTTATATTGCCGCATGGGAATGACCGCCCCTCTCCATATTGATATGCAGATGATTGCCAAGGAGCTTGACATTTGGATTCATTTTGAAGATACGCACAGTATGATGCTGAAGCGGGACGGCATGTACAGCATCGTCCTGAATCAAAAAAAGTCACCCGAAGAGCAATGGCAGGATTTTGCGCACGAACTGTGCCATGTGCTGAAACATACCGGCAACCATTTTCATATGAACAAGCTGTTCAGGGAACTGCAGGAATTTCAGGCCAACCATTTTATGTACCACTTCTGTGTGCCGACCTTTATGCTGTTAAACATGGAGCTTCCCCAGCGAAGGAGCCATGCCGTTATTTTAATCGCAGCCGCTTTCCGGGTGACGGCATCATTTGCGGAAAAAAGGCTGGAGCTGTTTGAACGGCGTAAAGCAGGTATTCAATTTCAGAAGCGGCTCGCTTGTCTGTTATCCGACAAGCGGCCGAATGTGTATTATGAAAGCGGACAGACACACTTGCATGCCGCTGAAGAAAAAACGCCGTATTTTATTGAAAATTAGCGATACTCTGCCGCCAGAGTGTCGGCATTTTAAATCGCAGGAAAGGTTTTTTGCATCATGACGCTGTTCTCACCGTGCTGCCCGCCAAGCACTTCTTGCACCGTATAGCTCCAGTAAATATAAGAACGGGCCCCCTGTTCATTTATCATAAAAACCGGCCTTCACGGCTTCTACATACCGAAAAAACAGATCGGTTGGCGTATATTTTTCTCCCCGGCAGCCAAAATTACTGAACAGCGCGTGTCTCTGCGCCGTGCTCACTTCCAATTGCAGCCCCATTTTCCTTTTTGTCCGATTGACAATGTTGCCGGGATTTACACCTGCCAGCCGATCATTCTTCTCTGTCAGCTCGGCATCAAACCCCGCTTCACGCAGCAGATCACAAATCAGTCTTGCTTTTTCCAGATCCGCGCCCCCGACGAGTGTATTTGCCTTTTTCAGATCATGATACCCATGAAAAGCCAATCCGTAATGATGGGCGGTCACTTTTTCTAAAGCCAGGGGTTCGTCAAAACGTGTGCTTGTCAAATGGAGAGAACGGTTATCGCACCGCTTCGTTCCTTCAAATAAATAAATTGAGCTTTGGTCAGAAAATGCCCGCACCAGCTCACTGACACCCGGCTCAATCCTGCCGCCGTGGGGAGCGAGGACGATACATTTACTTCCCTCTTTTTCTTCATAAATAATTCTGTATTCCGATTCAGCAGCAGATAGGGCTGCGAAATTATCATATCTATCTTTCATGTGTAACATGCTCTCCTTTTCCAGTCAGCACCAGTTTACTCTACTCACCTGGGAATGGAAACCTTTTTATAGTATGATTTGATAGAATACGTATCAGGGGGGATATATCATGGGGTTCATCAATGGATTGCTGGGCAATGCGTCGACAATATCGACGGCTGAAGCAAAAGCAGAACTGGCTCGTATTCTGCTGGAAGGTGAGAATGTCAACGCCGCATTTAAGCTTGTCCGAGATATCATTGTCTTTACGGATAAGCGTCTTATTCTTGTTGATAAACAGGGACTCACAGGGAAGAAAACGGAGATTCAATCCATTCCGTACAAGAGCATTTCCAGATTCAGCGTAGAAACTGCCGGCCGCTTTGACCTTGATTCAGAGCTGAAAATTTGGATTTCAGGCGCGGAGCTTCCCGCTGTCTCAAAGCAGTTTAAAAAAGATGAAAGCATTTATGATATTCAAAAGGCCCTTGCAGCAGTTTGTATGTAAGAAGAAACGGAAGCCCGGGGGGCTTCCGTTTTATTGATTACAGTTTTTCTTCAATTTTCGCCTTCGTTTTCGGGCCGTAAATTCCGTCTGCCGTTAATCCGCTGACGGATTGAAAACGTTTTACGGCATTTGCCGTTTTCGGACCGTAAACGCCGTCCGCCCCATGATTTTTTGCTCCTTTATCGGGATAAAAATAAAGAGCGGATAAAGCGTTTTGCACTTGTTTTACGTTTGTCCCTTTCGTCAGCGGTTTCGTCACTTTGATCACACCGGATGGAAGCGGATAGGAAGACACAGCCTGACTTTTTGAAGAAGAACCCGTCTGAGCGAGCTTGATCACTTGTCCGACTGTAATGTGATTCGGATCGGTGATATGGTTGATGCTTTGCAGCGATTTTACGCTGACACCGTGCGATGCGGCGATTTCCGATAAGGTGTCGCCTTTTTTCACATGGTATTCAGACGCGGAAGAAGCAATAGAGGCTTTTTTCGCCGGCATACTCCCGCTTAATTTTTTTTCAATCTTCGCCTTCACTTCATCCCAGCGGCCTTCAGACAAAATGCGGTGCGGGCAGTACTTTCCGTTCCAGTCCTGATGCTTTCTGATTCTGTCAATCCCCCAGCCCCGTTCTTTCAAAAGCTGCGCCGCGAACGCAATCGCCAGTTCTTCTGCGGCTCTGTACCGTTCGCCGCCTGACTTGCTGTAACAGATTTCTATAGCAATCGACTTTCGGTTTCCGGTACCGTTCGTGCCGTCTCCCGAATGCCAGGCATTCCGGTCCAACGGAATTCCCTGGATCACTTCTTTGTCATCAACCGCAAAATGATAGCTCGTTGATTCGCTGTTTCCCGTCATATAGCTGATTTCATTAGCGGCGGATGCGTCGTTTGCCGTGTTATGAATGGTAATATACTCCGGCGTCATCGGATTCGGACATTTTAACGCATATTTATCAGCCGATACGAGCCGTTTTTTCACTTCAATCCCCAC